GGATTATTTGGATTATGATGGTAACCCACCAGAAGGTGAATTAAATTCAATACCCACCTATGATGAATTTCGTGATACATTATTTCAAGGCTATAAAAATGCGATTGAGGTATTGAACGATAACTGTTTTTTTATTGTTATGACAGGTGATAGTCGGGATAAAAACGGGGCTTATTATGGCTCTGGCGATGGCTCTGGCGATGGCTCTGGCGATGGCTCTGGCGATGGCTATGGCTATGGCGATGGCTCTGGCGATGGCGATGGCGATGGCTATGGCTATGGCGATGGCTCTGGTTTAAAATCTTATAACGGCAAAAAATTATATCACATTGACCGAGTTCCTACAATCTTTTATTCAGTTAAAAATAACATCGCTAAATGCGCCATTGTAAATTCTGATTTGACTGTGCATGATTGCTATGTTGCTAAATCAGGTAATTATTTTGCTCATGGCGATACGATTGAGCAGGCTGTAACAGATGCTCAGAGCAAAGAAATGCAGAGTGTTCCTGTTGAGGAAAGGGTTGCGAAATTCAATGAAACATTTGAACGAGATAAAAAATATCCTGCTATCGAATTTTATAACTGGCATACCACATTAACCAGAAGTTGTAAGACGGGAAAGGATTCATTTGTTCAAAATAATGGTATTGATTTAAAAAGCGAACTTACTGTTGATGAATTTATATCGCTTGTTCAGAATGCTTATGGTTCAGAAGTAATTAAAATGATCCGCTATGCCCGATAACTTCCTAACCAAATCCAACCTAACGTACGATGCCGGAGCGATTGAATCGTGGCGGTCAATGAAGATTCACCTGCATCATGTCAGAGAATATTATGCTGCGATGCCTAAAGTTCAGAAGAATCAGCGTACTATCATGAAACTATGGCATTACGAGCAGAAGCTAACGGCATGGATCGCTAAGATGGAGAAAATTATCACCATTCAATTCATAGAAGTCGAACCAATAACACCGAGATGGGAATATGACAACGGCTATTGATAACCTGATAGATGCTATCGAAAACGGGCTGAACCTTGAATGGGTGCTACGGGCAACCCAGCTTGATGAGGCATCGTTCTTCCTGAAGTTGGAGGATAACCAGTTTAATGCAGATGAGTTGAAACAGATTAGAATAGTATTAAAAGAATGGAAACAACCCAACTAACAGAAGTATTCGAGTACAACAAAATGTATTTCGACCTTGAAAAGATCAGAAGCCGATCAAGACGGCAGGATGTGGTGATGATGCGAAAGTTAGCGTGCACCGTTCTAAGAAAAGCGGGCCATTCCTATCACGCTATCGGGGCGTTTGTGAATAGGTCGCATTGCTCTGTCATGCACCTTGTTAATAACTGCACATGGGCTTATGGGTATAACATCGAGTTCCCATCAATGAAGCCTGAAGATATACAGAAGCAAATCGAATTTCATCAGAAAAAGATCAATGAGTTGAGAAGGAAACTCACCGCCTTAACCTCACCTTCGCCATAGCCCCAACCGAAATCGACCGATCAGAACTATAACTACCAAAAATGAACCGATCCCGTTTATCCAAAAAGCCGATATTAGCACCGATGCCAACCTTACCCATGTCATACCTGATAGAACCGCCCAATAGCACCTTATTACGAAGTTCAGCAGGCTTTGTGATGGTAAGGGTAGAGCAGGGCGGTATAGTGAATCTAATGCGAACCGATTGCGAATCTAAGGCGTTCTTAAATAAATAACTACCGATAATCACCTCAACCGAATCAGTCGTATGAATGTTAGCATATTCCCTCTTAGCATAGTAATCCTGAATCACCTGAGCCGTGTCAAATTCGGCTGGGATCGGTTGGTAAATAATAGTCGGTTTGCTGATCGGGATGGATGGGATGATAATGTCGGGTGGTTGGTAGTAAATTACGGTCGTATCAGGCAAATCGGGTAGGTTCGGTTCGCTCCGGCACATCTGAAGGAATACGATGTAGCCAAAGAGGGCGAGTAGTAGAAAATCACGGAAATTTAAATTCATCTAACAAATATAAACATAATATGGAAACATTAATTCAAGAACCAATCAGTAAGAACCAGACAAAACTGTTCAATGACAAAATAGAATTCATACACGTTGAATCGGTAATAGGGTCAGGTTATGAAACCGAAGTAGCAAAACTTGCTATTGAAGATAAGGTTGCATACCGTGCAGCCCGAAAAAATATGCAAATCCATTCAGCTATTATTCTGAAAATTAATGATGAGTTTGGAGGCTTTTTTACATTTCAAATCAACCACGATGCAAAAGAATTCTGTTTGCTTCAATCGGCTATGGATTTGAATAAAAAAGATAAAAAAGTTTATAGCCAAATGGTTCAGGAAATAATTAAGCAAAACACTTACGGCTACCCTATGGTTATGACAGTAAGTCAAAAGCATGACCTTGAATGTCCGAAAGTATTTGCAGCGATTGGATTTCTTGAATACCTAAATCTTAGCGGTTATTCGTACATGGTTTATGGTACACTTGACCAAGTAAGGATGAAAAGATTAGCCCACGCCACAATGACAAACGTGTGGAACTCAACTAAAGGCGACTGGTTGAAAATGAAAAAAGAATGGAACTCGAAAATTGAGGCAGCAGGGGAAAAGCATAAAGTGTTGAACCCTAAATACGCCTCCCGTGAAGGTGCTTGGATGGGTGACAATGGAATGTCTAATGTAGTTTTAGCGACACAAACGGTTGAAGACGGAAAAATAGTAAACAACAAAGGGAAGTCTTTTAACGGCAATGTTTCGGTACTTGATCCTGTTGCCTGCGAAGTAATTTTAAAATTCTTTATGCCAAAAGATGGAGTTCGTGTTTACAATCCTTTTGGTGGTGGGGTTCAGTTCGGTTTTGTTACGGGTGATAGCGGTTATGAATACCTTTCATCTGAAATCCGGCAAAACCAATGCGATGCAAATAATGCAATATGTCAGGACTTTTACAGTACAAAATGGATTAAATCTGACAGTTCAAAGTTTACCCCAAAGCAGAAATATGATTTAGTTTTCACTTGCCCACCCTATTACCAAGTTGAGGATTATTTGGATTATGATGGTAACCCACCAGAAGGTGAATTAAATTCAATACCCACCTATGATGAATTTCGTGATACATTATTTCAAGGCTATAAAAATGCGATTGAGGTATTGAACGAT